GACTCAGGAAAGTTTACGTCCTTAATAAAGAAGTTAGACTCTGAGTCTAAAAGAACTCGCCCCGTTAGGGGAGAGTTTGAAGGCATGTCATCTATTCTAGCCATAATTTATTGAGATACGAACTTACCTTCAAGCGTTTTGTTAATTTTTTCAAGAAGACCTCCAGTGTCATCCTTATCGATTTGATTACCTAGACCCTTTTGAAGTTGAGCCTCTGTAAATTTTTCACCTTTTTTGCCATTAACGAATTGTTGAAATGTTCCATCGCCCATCTTTTCAAATCTGATATTTTTATCCTTTCCTGCTACGTTAGCAGCCTTTTTTAAAGCATGACCAGTTAACGTAGATGATTTGGATTGCTCTTCAGCTTTAGCTTCAGTTTTAGTTCCCTCTTCAGTAGTTTCATTCTCCTTATTCCTTTCAGCTTCAAGAGCTTTAGTGATTTGTATAGCTTCTTCTCTAGTGATGTTGAACTTTTTCATCAATTCATTCGCTTCTCTGGTGAGTGCTATTTGCTTTTCGAGTGCTTCAGCCTCTTTATTTTTTCCAGCAGCTTTTAGCCTTAATAATTGCAGCTCTTTTTCTTTGAAAAATTGATCTTCGACTTCTCTAACTAGTTCCTCCTGAGCCCTTGCCTCAGCTTTGAGTGCATCAGTGCGATCTTTTGATGCTTGAGTGGCAGACTCCTCAGCTCCAGTTAATTTATTAAGCGAATCGTTAAAACTATCTGCTCCAGATAAGGCAGCTTCAAGTTGTGCATTCATGTTTTCTATTTCCTTAGCGGCATCGTAAGTTGATTCACCATTTTCATCCAAAGTAGTATTTAACTCTTCAGTATTGTCTTTCCATATGATGAGTCGACTTGCTACCTCAGTGATACCAACGAAAAGAAGTCCAATACCAGTTGCACCTAGTAACATTTGAAGTTTTAATTTTAAAGTAGTTAAAGCTACACTTAAAACTGAAGTAATTATTGCAGCCCCTCTAGCTCCCAGTGTGTAAGCCTTTATTGCACCAGTTAATATTGGAAGAACTACACCTGCAGCTTTAACACCAATGACAAACGAAGCTAATCTCCTAGTCCAAATTAAAATTTGCTTTGAGTTATTTGTAACGAAATCAGTAAGCTTGAGTATGGCAGGAGCAAAAGAACTTAAGATATTTGCTGAAGCAACAGTTAAGGCATTCCCGAGCCTGCCAAGAACATCAGCAGCGTCATCCATATTTTTAATTACGTCATTCTCCATGACTTGACCAGTATCCTTAGCACCTTGGATGAGATTATCTAAACCTTCATCATTGATTCTGCGAAGCACTTCGAGCATTTCAGGACCTGCTTTTTGACCAAGTACATTAGCGATGTCAGCAAAAGCTTCTTGACTTTTTCCTGCACGGCTGTAAGCCTGAGCAATAGCCTCTAGTTTTTTCTCCGTAGGCAAGTTAGTGAAGTTTTTAATACTAATTCCTAGGCGTTCAAATGCCTCCAAATAGGTCTTATTTCCATCAACAGCCTCTTGAGTCCTGATACTAACATTACGAATAGCACGTTCTAGTGTTTTTTGCTCTACACCTGCTTTGATTGCTATCGCGTTTAGGGTCTGTAGAGCCTCTGCATTGATGCGCAACTGCTCCGAAAGGTCACTTATGCGTGAACCTGTATTGATAGCATTGCGAGCCATTGCTACGAATCCTATGCCTGCTATTGCAGTGCCTAGTTTCATTATCGCGCCACGAAACATGCCGACACGTTTTTCTGCACCTTTCAAACCGCTATTGAAAGCTTTAGTATCAACTCCAATTTTAGCAAGTAATGATTGTATCGCCATTTTTATTTAAATCGTTAAGTTCATTCAGGATATCAGTCTTAACCTGTTGAGTGATGCCATTTCTTATAGCGTATTTATCGCCAAGATTCCTTTTCAAGATTCTCTGCATAAGCTGAAGGCATGTGGAAAGTTCAGTGTTTAGTATATCGTCCAACGACCATCCGTAAGACTCACCTAAGCTGTCTATCACACTACAAAGCCACACTGAGCTATCTACATTCGACTTTTCAACCTCTTCATTGCCAAGCGCTGGCATGTCGTTGAAGCAAATGTTAAAAAAACAGCTTATTTCCTCTCGAACGTGAGGCGACATTTTTATAACCTTAGCAGCGTTTTTTATAAACTTTGATCCGACATCATCTGACAACATTATAACTAAATGCAAATAGTCATCTAGTTCAGGTTCACCACCTTCAACCAATTTATTCTCAGCATACTCTAATTTGAGTATGTCGAGAACAGTGGGTTGCCTTAAACTAAAACACGATACACTACATGGTATCTTCAGGAAAGACTCTAGCCTTAATCTTTTTTCTAGGCTAGCAGCCTCCCTTAGTCGTTTTGAGGCAGCCTTTTCAAAATTGACCGCCATTGAAACCATAATTTATGTGGGAGTGTTTTTGCTGATGTAACCAGAGATGTTATAACGCTGGTAGTCGGCTTGATTCTCAGCAAGTGCAGCTTCAGTGATAATGATAGTTTCCGAATTATAGGTAATTACTCCACCTGCTATAATATCGGAAGATGAAGCAGCACCTACTTGTACGGTGAGCGATACCTCGACGCGACCAGGAACAACTGTAGCTCCGAGAGGCTCGCCGTTTCCATCGTCTAGATCTACGCGATTAGATCCTTCAGTTCTCGAAAAGCTTTCGACGATTAAATTGCTAGATCCGAAAGTTGCAGTAGATATGCCAAAGAGTTGATCTCCATCTGATGTAATAGCCATAATTTAAAATATATAAAAAGTTAGTGTTGAGTGTTCAAAAATAGTTTTAATGTCAATTTAGAACTCATTTGCGTTTATCGTAAATTTGATCTCGTAAGTCAAAGTCGACACTGCGAGATCTCCGTCTACTTCAAAGTCAGTTCCTGCAGGACGCATATATTTAACCTCGTAGTAGGGAAGAATAGAAGAGCCTCCTCCGTCGAGTGTAGACCAATTATCTGCATTTAAGAGCATTGCTCCTCGAACCTGCTCTCGATAGGATCTATGATCCGTCTGAGTCCCGTCTATCGCAGCGTCTGAGACGATTGATATTGAGAGCGTCAAATTGTACTGTGTATATTCTAAAACGTCTCCAGTGACTAAAGTGGGAGGATCGTCAGCTCCACCGATTTCCGCTCGTATTGATAGGCGAGGGGAGACGAAGCTATCCTGATCTAATGAAGCGAAAAAACTGGAAGCAGGAAGTCCCGTTGCAGTCTCTAGGAAGATCTTTGCAGCGTCTTCAAAATTTGTTTCTAAGTCTAAATATCCCATTATTATCGTTGATTCTGCGCATTGCAATCAAGCCTGCGAGTTACGCTTACTGAGTCGTCGAAATGACCCATAACCTTGTATGTAGTAGTCCCATCGGAGAGTAGCATGCCCTTAGTGGGAAGTGGTGAATAAGAGCTTTTATTAATATAAAACTTTGTATCTATGGTGACTTCTCTGCCATCTTCGTAAATTTCAAAGGATTCTTCTACGTCCTGTCTACTTGCCAAATAGGTTTGCGTATTAGTTGGATGCGCTGAACCAGATGCAGTTACTTGAATTAAGGAAACTTGAAGTTGGGATATTGCGAAATTCAGATTTTCGCTTATAAGATTTGTTAAGCTCATTTACTTATAGTGTCTTGTAAACAAAGAAGCCCCACCAGTTAAGGTGAGGCTTCAGGAAGGGGAGTTTGGGGCAACTATGCTCCAGTGATTTTCTCAGCAGCGTTAGTGTTGACGATAACTTCATCAACGCTGTTGAATACGCGGAGAACGTCACTCTTGATAGGCTCATCGCGGTATGTTTCAGCAGTGAATGCACCACCGTCAGCAGAGTAAGCGAGTGTGCGACCGAATCCACCGTTGGAGAAGTCACCACCTGCGACTTGACCGACGAAGTATTCAGTATCAGCCCAGATCTTACTGCGAGAAGCAGCTTTACCCTTGGCAGCACTGTTGTAACGAGTTGGGAGGATGATGATGTTTTCAACACCGAATGCATCACGAAGAACTTGGCGATTGGTGTACTGACCATTGCCATTGAAGATTCCGCGAACGTCAGGAGTGTTGAGCATCTCATTGAAGAGGCTAACTTCCATCATTAGGCTAAGACCATCGTAGAAACCATTTGCGTTGAGTCGCTCAACAGCATTTTGAATGTCGACGATAGGAGTTGCACCTGCTGCGCTCATGGCTGCAGAAGCAGCAGTGCCATTGAAACCTGCATTGGTCATAAGGCTAGAAACGCGAAGCTCATGACCAACCATGATGTCACGCTGGAGCTTTTGAGCGATAGAACCTGCAGCATCGGTGATACCGTTATCGCCCGCAAGTGAAGCATCCTCATCAGGAAGCACACCTTCTAGTGCGTACTGTTGGCAAGCGTAGCTCTGCTTGTCGTAATCGAAATCACGGCGAGCGAAAGACGATCCTGCAGCACGAACCTTAGATGCGTTGATGTCAAATTGATCATCACCGAATACGGGGTAGTCGCCATTTTTGGTAGGAACAATGCGGATTGGGAGAATTTGAGTTCCAACGAACTTGTTTTCTCCGATCTTGTTCAGAGCTTCCGAAAGAATCGGATTGAAAGAAGCGGATGTGGATAAAGACATAATTATTTAATAGTTATAAATTAAGAGTGGATGGGAAGAACTTCGATAACATCGCCATCAGCAGTAGCGGCAGTCAGCGTTACGCCAACCTTGTCACCGCTTGAGCCAGATGCAGATACTTTGCCTCCAGCGTCACCGTAAACGAAGTCACCGATAGAAAGAGCTTCAGCAGCAGTAGCGAAGGAAGAACCTCCACCATGAATAAGCGATACATTAGCAGCTTCACCAAGAGTTACAGCAGTAGTAGTGTAACCAACTTTAGGCTCAGCAGCAGTAGCAGTAGCAGTCTCGATGAGACCACTAGAATCAACCTTTACTAAAAGGTATGCACCGATTGCTTCAGCAGCAACGAAAGTGCGAGATGTGTTGTCAATAGTTGTAGTAGACATAAGGATTATAAGTTATGGGTTAGATTTTGAATAATTCAGGACGTTCCTTGCCTAATTGCAGGGTTGCAGAAAATTCAGAAATGTTATTTTCTTTAGCAAACTCGGAAATTACTTTAGCGCGAGAAGCCTTAGATGGTGAGTAATCTTCAGAATTAGAAGCTTTAGTGAAAGAATGGCTAGAGCCTTCGATTAGTTTTTCAAGCGATTCTACTTTAACGGACAATTCAGATGCTTTAACTGAAAGTGACTCTTTCTCTTCAGATTCTGCTTTCATAGCTTCATCCTTCTCTTCGAGTTCCTTTTCAGTAGCTTCGATTTTGTCTTTTAATGAAGCGATTTTCTCTTCAGCATCTTCGAGTTCTTTTTGGAGTTTAGCCATCTCATCTTCATCCTCAGCAGCAGCTTCAGTTTTGACTTCAGTGTCTTCATCCTCAGCAGCAGCTTCAGGTTCAGCGAGTTGGATTTTTAAAGCTTCAGCTTCAGCTTCAGCATCAGCCACCTTGACGGAAAGCTGGAGGTTATCCTCGGTAAGCTGAGTTTTTTCAGCTTCGAGCGTTTCATTTTGTTCTAATAGTTCAGCTTTAGTCATCTTATACACGGGTTTACTGTCAACTTTATCAAAAAGACCTTTTTGATTAGCGGCAGGTTGATCAACGAAATCAGCACTGGAAACCTCCTCAACACGAATGGAGGGGAAATTAAACAATGCATCATCAGGCTTCTCTTCAGTATCCACATCGCCCACGTCAGTAGCCCATGTAGAATTTGCTGAGAATACGATAGAAAGTCCGAATCTTTCAGGCATTTTTTCTGCCAATTCAAACAGTCTGTTAAATTTGCGAGTGTCATCCTCGCGAAAAGAGTCGAAAGCTTGAAAATCTCCAAGAACTCGATCATCATCTATTCGGAAGTTGGTGAAGATTCCGATTTCCCTAGTTAGTCTATCCTCGAATAATGCACCACGATGTGTGATATAAGCAGGGAGCTTGCCACCTTCAAGTTCATCAATGATCGTAGAAAGTGATTTTTCATCTACGTATAATCCATGACCCAAAGCAGGACCGACTGAAATTAATGAAACGCCATTCATGGTGCCGTCATTACGGCTGATTTGGGCATCTTCAGTGTTGTTGATAGCGAAAGCAAATTGTTTATCCATACTATTTTCCTTTTTATTGTCAATTTGAGATAGTTTTCTAATAGCCCATTCGACGCCTGAGGTGCCTCCCCACGCGTCCCACATCAGACCACCGCAACCTTCTCCGTACGGAACATCTTTGTGCTGCTGATGCCGTTTAAATGAAGCCATTCGGGCGATTGTATCACGACTTATCTTTTCACGTTTAGCTAATTGGTTAGCTCTAGCCCAACCTACTGGAGTCCCACACTTATTATCTGGATTATCAGCTTTGTATTTCAATGCACGTTTAGCATTGTTACTAGCGGATGTTGGATAATCGTTATAGGTTTCAAATTGATTCTTCTGACTCATTGAGAACTTCTGAATAGTTGCCACTTAACGATGTTGGGAATGGATTGATTAGCTCCCTCCAGTCTAAACCTGATTCTTCAGCTATTGATTGAGCCTTTAGGATATTTTGAGCCTTACGCCTTAATACATCTTCAGCAGTGTAGCCAAATGGAGCTGTGATGTCATCTAGTGACATTGCACCTGCTCGGAAATACTCCATGTCAGCTTTTACCTGCGCAGCCCTGTTGATCCAACGAAAAGCAGGACGTTGCCACCTGACCTTAAACGGACTTGAAGTGTTAGAAACGTCTATTTCCCCTGCTGCTATTTTTTGAGAAAGCCATCGGCGGTACAGTGAATCCATAACTTTAATTAGGTCACTTTGATAACTCTCAACAGTTTGCTGATATTGAAGGACGACACCTTGGGATGCCGAAAAGCTAGAACCTCCTATTTCCATCATTAGGAACTCAAGAGGTATGCCGACAGCACTGCCAACTTTGCGAAGTAAATAACTTACCCATTGGATGCCATCAACATTCGGGCGACCACCACCTCCAATGACGCTAATGTCTTCACCAGCTTCAAGATAATGAAAGCGACCGGGCTCAAACTGCTCTAAATTTCCGAGATCATCCTGCTCTGATGCGTTTAGTCTATTTTGTAGCTCAAACTCGTAGGAGTTGTCACGTTTGACTGCAACAGATAGCGATGCTGAAACTTTAGCGGAAATCATCTCTACTCGATCATACTCATCGCAGTCTTGGAGAGTATTCAAAATAGGAGCTAGCTCAGGTATTCCTCGATACTGAACAGGTCTGATTCTTTTTAAGAATGGGATAAAATCTCTAGCGGAAATGATTTTTTGATCACGTACAGTTCCAGAAACTCTATTGCCAACTACATAACCAGTAGGTCGACCTAGCTCATCCACTCGAACGCCATTCTGATACTCTGAAGTTTCATTACTTGTGGAGTAACCTGATGGGTTAGCGATGCGTGAGCCGTCGACAAATTGAACCTCCTGATTGCCAACAATTAATCCGCAATCTCCATAAAACAACAGGGAATCTATCATCTGCTGCTGGAGATCACGCATATCCATTGTTCCAGTTACTTCAGGAGACTTTGAAAATTCATGCCAAGATTCTTCGATTTTGGTATCTAATTCAGTGTCACCAGTGGAAGGTTGAGGATTTATGCCTCGACCAACAATATCAGCTTTACGTAATCTCGAAAGCGAAGCTACGATTGGGTTATTCCTGCGTAAATTTAAACATGACGAAACGAGATGGTCGCGATCGTAATTCTTAAGCTCCAACTCTTCACTCTGGATAGGTTGATTCCCACGATTCGCACGATATCGGGTATTCCGTACAGCGTCATATCCGCGCAATGCATGCCAGAACTGGCGAGCAGCGAAGCTTAACTTAGATGATGTTTTTTTGTTTTTATTAGCCATTAAAATGTCTCATTGTGATTCTGTTACGACCACGCGCACCAAGTGTCCTGTCTTTTAAAGCAATAAGTTTATCGAGCTTCTCCACTTGGTCAATTAAGTTTCCAACATCAGCTAGGGAGAATGTCTGGTCGCCAATGCTATAACTGGTAACACCCTCTTCAGCTAGTTTATTAATTGCAAGAAGTAACTTGTCACGAATTATAACAAGTTGAGCAGTTGTAGTGGTAGATGCCATTAAAAACAGTAAATCTGTCAATCTAGGCACAAAAAAAAACCTCCCCGAAGGGAGGCTTGATTTTTTTATTCTTAGAGGGATTCGATAATCCCGTATGGAGTTTCGCCATTTTTTAATCGACTGACGTATTCTTCCACTGTGATCATACTTTGGCAAAGGACTCGGATGAAACGATTCTTTTCAGAAACTTTGCGACCATACTTGAAACGGGCGATGAATTCATTTCTGTTCATTCCGATGCGACTTGCATGGCAATCGGGATATTCGACTTCCCAGTTTACTGAGTCATTGTGGCGACCATCGTACATGAGATACATGCCATCCCAGCTAAAGTCGTCGAAGTTGAAAAATGTGCCTGATTTAGTAGTAGTGTTTTTCATAGTAGTATTTTTTAGTATTTTGTATTCACCCATCGTTGAGCTTATATTTACTATGGCTGATTACAAAGCAACTTCAAGCTTTTTTTAACTTTTTATAAACTTTTTTTTAATTAGAGAAAAAGGTGAGGCTGCTAGGATAGCCTCAAAGCCCATCGGGTAACGCAAATGACACGCTAGATTTTCAAGTCCTTATTTTTATTGGAGACTTGGGATACTGAGTTACCGCTTCCAAATTCCACACCCCCCTACTAAAAAGGGTGTGGAAACTACTAATTTACTACTATCTAGTAGGTGGTAAGCCAATCAGGCTTATTTTTTTTCCACCTGCCAAAAGTTTTATCGTGACGGTAGTATGAA